AATTATTAATTTTAAAATATTTTAAATACTGAAATTTCCAAATCCCACAATTAATTAACCCAAGCCGCATATAGCTGTTTTTAATTCTTTCTAACTCTTGGTCTTGCTCGATAAACATAACGAACGCAGTCAACTACCTGACCTACAAAAAGGCATTGCTCATCTAACTCAATAATATTTGGCTTAAATTCTGGGTTTAGAGCTTGAAGGTATCTTTTACCATTTGTCTCGATAACCAGTTTCTTGAAAGTAGCATCGTCACCTCGACGAACTACAATAATGTCACCAGACTGCATATCCCCATAATAAGCATCTGGATCCACAACGATGTAATCACCTTCCATGAAATCAGGGAAGTTACTCAAGCCTTGGACTTTAAGAAAGAAGCAGTTTGAGCATTCATCTTCTGGCAAAGGTAACCATTCAGTTACTTCGCTCATATCGACTGCTGCAACATTGGTAAAACTACCAGCCTGAACCCAAGATAGAACAGGGGCCATACGGGCTTTGACTCGCACAGCATTAGCAGGCTCAACTTCCCCTGTAAGCCCTTTTTTAAGCTCTTCAGCAGTAACTCCAAGGGCATTCGCTAATTCCAAAATAAACCCAGTTGACTTGGCGTTACCAGTTTCTAAATCAGAGATAACTGATTGTTTAACTCCTGATTTTTTAGCTAACTGTGTTTGGGTCATTTTTTTCGCTTTGCGAATTTGTTTTAAATTCTCCCCCAAAGTTGCCATGCATATTTCCTTGATTACTGATATCGGAATTGTGATACAAATACTTATCGGTTTGGCTATTGTTTAAATATCGGAAAACCTATATATTTGTTGAAAATTATCGGAGGTTCTTATGAATCAATGGCAAACAATGATCTCTGATTTACGCAAACAGGGATTAACACAGACTCAAATCGCTAACGAAATTAAATGTTCACAGAACTATATAAGCAATCTGGAACACGGTATTTGCGGTAAGCGTCTTTCCTACGATAAGGGCAGAAGTCTTGAGAAGCTTTGGAAAAAGACTTGCTCATCAAAGACAGCCGCTTAAACCAATTATCAATCAATAAATTTTTTAAAGAAACGTGAACAAAAACAGGTATTCACATGATTTTAAAGAAAGAAACAAGAATAGCGATTCACCAGATGATTAATCAGTCTGAAGGATTTGATCCAAAGGATATTGCTCAAGTCACTGGTGATGCGCACAAGACGATTTGTAACTACGGTAATCCAAATATGGAAAACCATGATCCAAGTCTTAAGAAGTTTGAGGCGATCATGCTTTTGACCCAAAACCCAGTAGTTCTGAAGGTTTGGGCGCACATGCTTGGTTTTGTGCTTATGCCGGCAGGCGGTGAAGGCTCACATCGCCAAATGACTATCGTTGAAGCATTGCTTCAAATGAATTCTGAAACCGGAAAAGCCAATCAAAAGGTTTATGAAGTTTTAGAGGATGGAATGGTTACGCCACAAGAATATGCGGAAGCGAGCGAAATTCTTAATCGCATCATTGAAAACGCTAAAGCAGCGGATATGGCTTTAAACAAGCAAATGCATAAATTCACTCAAAAAGAAAAAGCCTGACGGTCTAGGTCAGGCTTTTTAATTCAAAACTTTGGAAGGCATTGAATATGAAATCAAATTTAGCACATAAGCAGGGGATAGACAACGATATTTCGTTACACCCATCCACTGCTAAAAAATTAGAGCGACAAGCCATGTCGAAAAAAGATGATGGGTATTCACCCTTGCCTAATTTCATCTGTGACGAAGGTTATCTAGCTGTATTAAGTGGGGATGCTATCAAGTGCGTCGTTCTACTAAATCGTCACATCAAAGGATTTCACTTAGATCGAAAGTCAATGGGTGAAACCTTGGTGATGAAGATCACAGGAATTAAGGACAAGCGCACTGTACGTAAATGTATGGCTGACTTAGCTAAATACCAATTGATCAGCATCACTAAAACACTGGGTAAAAGTAGCTCTTACACCCTGACTTTAGATGATCGTATTTCTATTGAAGTGGTAGCATCAAATGCAACTACATCTAAAGTGGTTGCATCAAATGTAGTGACATCTCATGTCACTACACCAGTAACATCAAATGTCACCACCACTAGTGACATCAAATGTCACTCTGTAAAAGAAATAGATTTAAAAGAAAATATTAAAGAAAACTTTAAAGAGAAAAACACGCAGGAAAATTCAGTTGATCAGGTTCTAAAACTTTGGACGCCAGATTTACATTCTCTGAATTCTTGGTTGCAGAGATCAGGTGAAACTCCGATGACCCAAGAACTGGTGAATCAGATTTTACTTGAAGTGAATGCTCACTACGAACCACGTTTGAACGCAGGTCAGATTACAGACACCCAGATGTATTCAAACTTCGTGAAGTGGATCAAGCGCAAGTTCACTCAAAAACAAAATTCACACTCTGCAGCACCCGCCCAAAACAACCGCAACGTAAATCAAAACTGGGGCCAGGTTCAACAATACGCACCCGCAACCGATGACATCGACTTGGAGGGCTTAGTATGAATGCAGCAGCTCTACTTGGTTCAAAAATTCAGATCAGCTCTGAATACTGTGACCGCCACCAGATGCAAAAAGTTCAACTGGGTAACCAGTCAATTTGCAAACAGTGTGCATCTGAAATCTTAAATCAAACCCATCAGGATCATGCAGCCTCTGTCAATCAGATGGTTCGTGAAAAGCATTTTGAAGGCGCGAAGTTACCAGGTCGTCATGCGAACAGCGGTTTCAAGGAATACATCACCACTAACGACGGCCAGAAACATGCCAAAGCTCAGTGTGTGAAATTCACTAAAGACTTTCTGGAAGGCATCACTCGCAATCTGATTATGGTGGGTCGTACTGGTACTGGAAAAACCCATTTGGCATGCGCAGTCGCTCGCAACGTTCTGGAGGCGCGTAAATACGCCCGCTACGTCACTTCTGAAGATATGGCTAATGAGATTGCCAATGCTTGGAAAAAAGCCGATGACAACGAAGCCAACGCAATCTGGCGCTATACCGATTATGACCTTCTGATTCTGGATGAATATGGATTGCATGATCGCCATGAAAACCGCCTGCAACTGGTTCACAAGGTTTTATATGCGCGTTATGACGCAGGTAAGCCGACCATGCTGATTTCAAATATGACCAAGGATGATTTGGCGACTGATTTGGGTGATCGACTATGGTCCCGGTTCCAGCATGACGGATTGGCTGTGGTTGAGTGCAATTGGATGGATCGGCGTGTAGGGGGTGGGGTGTGAATACAACAATTGAAGAATTTTTGAAAAATGGTGGCGAGATTAAGCAAATTGATTCTGATGATCAGTCAAAAATCCATAGGAAAGTTAGCTTTGAAGATCAGATAAGTTTGATGCTTTTTGCTTGTTATGCCACTACGCCATTTTCAGTGAAGGATGTGCAAGAAGCTGTTTTTGATTTTCATAGAACCACTATTTACAGCCTGCTTCAGGAGCATGTCAAAGGTGGTTATTTGGAGCGTGTATCAGAGAGTCATTACCGTGCAACTGCATATGCCAAAGACATTATGAATGTAAAGGGTGAAATTGCCGTATGAAGGATCTAAACAAAGCGCTGATGTTTATTTTCATGGCTATTGGCGCCGTTGTATTGAGGGTTTGGGGTGAATGACCAGCTACTCAATTGCTGAATATAAAAAAATGGTTAAAGCCACCAGACCAAAAGTGCACTCCAAGCGTCCTAAGGTGAAAGGCGAAAAAGTACCGAATGAGTTTGAGGCGAAACTGGCCCGAGAACTAAAGACTTTAAAAATTGAGTTTGAGCAGGAATTTGAGTTTCACCCAAAGCGGAAATGGAGAGCTGATTTCCACCTGGTAGGAAAAAAGATACTGGTAGAGGTTGAAGGTGCGATCTGGAGTGGAGGAAGGCATACCAGAGGCAAGGGGTATATTGGGGACATGGAAAAATATAACGCCGCAACAATGATGGGTTTTCAAGTAATACGGTTTAGTACAGATCAAGTGAAGTCAGGTCACGCGATCCAGCAAATTGAGAAGATGGTAGGGGATTTGGGATGAATGCAGCAGTAACGATTATGCAGGCAATGGATTGGACTAAGTTTAGTGCTGAGGATTGGTTTCGTCAGTTTGGGGCTTGGATGAATGGGGATACTGAAACCATGGTAGTCATGGTGAAAACTATGCCTACTCGACGAATTACCCAGGAACAGCGTGAACGTCTTCTGGCAATGTACATGAGTGATAAAACGCTTAAGGATCGCTTATGCACTCAGCGCCGTGGTATTCGTTGTCAGATTGATGACAATGAAGCGCGTGCAATTCAGCGAGTGATTATTGAATTAAAAACTATTGAAGATGAAATTGTTCAGGAATGGGTATCAACATTATGGTCTCATTATG